AGTTCCCTAATCTTACTATCGTCGGTGCTACAGTAAATGCAATCTATGTGATCGCTTCCGTGTGCAGCAATTATACCGTGTGCAAACGCTGGATGGCCTTCAACTTCTTTAAGAGTTTTCTTATGTGCTAACTGGCCTTCGGCTTTAGCAGTTTGTATCGCTACTATTGTTTTTGACAAAATAGTCTCCGTGTTAAAATGAGTACGTGTTATTTAGTATCAAAAGTGTACATTTAATTTGTTATAAATACTAGTATGGAAAACAAGCCAAAGTGTTATGCACCTTACTTAGGGGTGTTTTATCGCACAAACAACAATAGAATTTCACCTTGTTGCCAATATCTCAAACATTCAGATCCAGAAGAATACAACTGGCAAGAAGTTGCAGATGATGTTGAACTAGGCGAAGAAAGCAAAAACTGTGTAACTTGTTACGACAGAGAAAAGTATGGTAAAACCAGCTTGCGTCATAGCTTTGACAAATACAAGGAAAGCTTTGCACCAGACTGGAAGTCAGGCTTTAAACCAGTGTATGCTGATGTTCGTACCAGTAACTTTTGTAACTTACAGTGTAATATGTGTAGTCCATTGGATAGTAGTAAGATTGAAAGCTTTGTTAAACGCAATCCACAAATGGAAAAGTATTTCAAAGAAGTAGGCAAAGACTTTAAGAACCAAGCTGTAAATGTTCCTGTAGCAAACTTAGAAGATTTAAAAGTACTCAAAGTAGCAGGTGGTGAACCTACTATTGATCCTATGTGTAAGAAGTTCTTAGACGAGGTTTGTTACGAACACAACACTGCTGATATGGATCTATGGGTTACAACAAATGCTACTAAGATGATACCATTTTTACAAAGCTACAAACCAAAGTTCCGCAAGCTGTGTGTTACACTTAGCTTAGACGCCACTGGTGATATACTTGAGTTTATACGCTATCCTGCTCGATGGAAAGACATAGAAGAAAACATAAACGATGCTATTGAGCAAAAACTATGCGACGATATGAATGTAAATATTGTAATACAACCTTATAACTTGCTTACGATAAAGCAATGGCTTCCGTGGTTCAGTGAGTTTAGAAAACGTGTGCCACGTACTAAGATTGTTTTCCTTGAATGTACTACGCCTAAGCACTTTAGCTTACGTGCAATGCCAAACGTTGCTAAGGACGCTGTACGTGCTGATATAAGCGAGCTGCGCACCAGTTTAGATAATATGCACGACAAGCTTGACGAACTAGATAAAATGCTAGATAAATCAGGTACAAAAAACAATATCACCAGATACTTTTACAGTATACTGATGATATTGCTACTACTCGTGGTATAGGTAGTGTTTACGATAAGTTTCCAGAATTCAAAGTGTTACAAGTTGATATCTTCAAGTCCGGCGGCACGTAGTTTCACAATATTGTTAATCTGAAACTGCTTTGCATCCAGTGCTTTAATAACACCCATCATCTTATTTCTTACAAGAGCAAACTCATTAACTAGATGTTGTAAGTCGATTATTTCACTTTCACCATCTACGTACTTGTCTGCGTCTCTGCTACTTAGAGCACGATTATAATGCTCTAAGAATTTTTTATAGTGTTTTGTGCGCTCTTTGCGCAGTTCGATATTTAAGAACTCTAGTATAGCTTCAATTTCCTGAAGTTGGTTAAACCTGTGTGCTACTACTCCTGGCATCTCTCGACTGTGCTTTTCAAGTATGCCTTTAAGGCTAGTATCTTGTTTAGCATTTTCGATTTCTGCTTCAAAGTATAGTATGCAGTCAACGATTTTACTCAAGTCGTCACGTACTGAATTATACCATCTGCTCATTTATTCGTCCCAGTCGTTGTTGTAGTCGTCTACGTCTTCACATAGATCCAACTCTACTGCCAAATCTTTAAGTGCTTTATCAAGAACTCCACAGGTACCAAAAAAGTCGTGTAACTGTGCTTCTACATCAACTAGTGTTGAATCTGCAAGGGTTGCTACAAATTGATCTGCTGCATCTTTACGTTCCTTAACAGGAATGTATTCACGCATTGCAGTCCACAAATCAAGTACTTCTGATGCTTCTGACATTACTCTTCACCACCTGCATCCATAGGCATTTCAACATCGCCCATTTCGTCAATGACTTCTGGACCTTGATGATCCCATTCCATCATAACAGTGTCAAGACAATCGTCTTCGTTCTTTGCCCAAGCTTTACGGAACTTGAGTACAACTTCGCCAGTTACCGGACTAGTATACTCTAAGCGGTTACCAACTTTCTTTAGTGCGCCTTTAGCATCAAAGAAGTCAACTAGACCACTGTAAGGACTCATACCTGTTTCGTATGGAATTTCAATCTGTACACTTTCAAACGGCTTGCTGTAACGTGTTTTCATTACTTTACAAGCGGCTCTAATACCGTGTACTTGTGATGTTTTGTTTCCATCTGCGTCAAGTTTTAGCTTTAGCTTTTTCATTGCAACAACAATACTTGATGCATAGATCATACCTTGACCACCTGAAATCTTATCATCAGGGTCAAACATATCCTGTGATGCATATGTGTGGTTTGTTGCTACTAGACCGATGTTGTAGTTACCAAACATATTAACACAGTTTGTTACCAATGATTTTAGTGCTTTAGCTTTACGCCCCATATCACCTTTCATATCACCTGCATCAAACTGATTTAGTTCTGTTGGTGACATCATCATACCTAGTGAGTCAATTACAAACAATACCTTAGGACGATCTTCGTCTGGTGTGTCTGAATAGCTGTCTTTGTAGTCTTTCATAAATGTCGAGATTGTTTTAGCAACATCGTCAATCATAGCCATATTAAGCTTTAGAAGTTTTTCTTCTGATGTGTCTACATCTAGTGCGTGTAGCCACTTTTCATCTAGTGCGTTTTCTGAATCGATAAGAACAACAAAGATACCTTGATCCTGTGCGTTCTTAACAATATTACCAGATGCAATAAATGATTTACCTGCGCCTGATTCGCCTGCTAGAACAGTAACTTTACCTAACGGAATACCGCCTTGGAAGTTGTCACTGATTAGTTTGTTTAGTGTGTAATTGCCCGTAGAAATCCAAGTGTCTGGATCACGGAAACCGGTGCTTAGTCCGGGTACGCTTTTCGTAATAGTTTTACGAAACTTCGTAACGTCAAATGGTTTTGCCATATGTCATTTCTCCATAATTAATTTGTAAGAGGTAGTATAGGTTGCGCCTATCGCGACGCAACCTTTTTTGGCTATTAGCCTTCTTTACGTGCTCTGATTGCTGCTAGAATATCTTGAGCTGATGCTTTTGATTCTTCTGCAGGTGCCGCTGGTGTCGGAGCAGGTGCTGCCGCAGGAGCTGGAGCTGGTGCTGCCGCTGGTGTCGGAGCAGGTGCTGCCGCAGGAGCTGGAGCCGCTTGTGAAGGTGCTGTTGCTTGTGCGCCTGTTGGAGCGTCTACACCCCAAGGACGATAGTAAGAGCCCCAACGTGCTGGGTCGTATGGTTGACCGTCTACACTTGCTTCAAACATTTCAAAGATTGCGTTAAGTGCATCTGCGTCTGGACGCTTAGGCATAAACTCGTCTAAGTTGAACAAGCCGTTTGTTTCGATAGCTGAACGCTCTGTGTCGCTCAAGCCACGCTCACGACGAGCCCAGTTTGATGTTGTGTAGTCAGCGTACTGACCTTTTTGAGTTTTAGTAAGTTTAAAGTCTGTACCTTGCTCAAAGTCTGTTGGAATCTCTGGAAAGTCTGGGTCCATAAGAGCCGCTTTAATAATGTTGAAGATTGATGTGTTAATAATGAATCTACGAATTGGGTTTTCTGGGTTGCTTTCAGACATTGGGTTATCTGTTACAAAACCTTGGAACAAATAGCTACGCTTTTTCCAATACTTACGTGCTGTATCTTCAAGCGATGGGTCTTTAAACCAAGGACGAATTTCTGCGTGTACTGGGCAAGACTCGCCCCACATTTCAACACAAGGAACTGTTACAGTTGTTTGCTTGTGTTCGTCTACACCAACGATTCCGTTAAACGGGATACGAATCATCTGGCGTTCTTTCCAGAAGTATGTGTTTGTTTCGTCTGCGTCTGGGAGGAATCGTAAAGTGGCTGTTTCGCCTTCTTTAATGTTCCAAAACGGGTATACTGCGTTATCGCCACCGTTTTGATTGTTATTCTTGTTACCTTGTGCTTTGCTCTCTTGCTCGAGAAGTTTCGCACGAATTTCTGCTAGTGATGCCATAGTTGTTTTCCTTTATTAGCCTATGTTAGCCTTTATTAGCCAAAATGTAAGCAAACATCGTTGCTTTACAATACTTATAATAACACCTTTATACGGCAGTGTCAACCTCTCTTTTGAACTAAATTTTACTTTTGTAAATTATAGTTTAAAGATATGCTCCGCAGTAAAAACTGCAAGCGCATTTTCAATATCCTGAGTAGCTTCACAAACTGATTCAGTTTCAACTGATTCAGCTACGTTTGCTTTTTTAAACACATAATGTACTGCTTTGATTGCAACACTTTGTTCTTTGGCGTTTAACTCGTGGATGTCATCGCTTAGTTGTCCTAGCATATTAGCTAGTTCGTCGTCTGCAATGTAAGATGCCAAGTATCCAGCAATTATGCTTGCTTCTGCTGTAGGGGTAGCAAAATTCATATTTGCTGGATAACTTGGATCTGTTGTATCTAGAGCATTGCGAAGTGCAATGCTGTTTGATGATGTGACTTTGTTTATTAGATTGTGTAGAGCTTCTGTTCTACGTTTTTTTGCTTCGTTCTCATTAACTAGTTGGGCAACGTGCGGTAATGCATCGGCGACATTTTCGTCAAAAAGTCTTACTGTAAACTGATCACGTAAATCACTTACAAGATTGTCGTCAATCTCACTTGCTTCATTAGCGTAGTTTTCAGTGTAAGCTTTATAGCCTTTAGTGCCACTTAGTTGTTTAAAAGTCTTACGGATTGCTTTTATGCGTTCTTTCACGCTGTCATAGACTTCAGCGGTGTCTTCACTTACGAGTGAATGCTGTTTTGCATACTTGCTGAAATTGTGCAAGTTTGCTGCCTCAGATACAAGTGCATTAATGTGTTCAGCAATCTCATCTAATAGACTGCCTCCTTGCTTAACGTGCTGTAGTGTTGCACGAGCTGCACTTAAATTTGTATGAGGTAATAGTGTACGTTCGTTATCTGCTTCAACGTAAATAGCTTTGATGTTACGTGAACGTGCGCCACGCTTTTCTTCATCAACTGCTACACGGTGCTTGATAACAAGACGTGCATTTTCTAATGCTTGGTAACTGCTCTTTTTACTTCCGTATGCTTTGCTGATGCTTTCGCTTACGTTAGCTGATGCTTTTGCTTGGTATGCAAAGTCTTTTGGTTCAAGGTGTTTACCAAATGTACGCAATGTGTATTCTGCTAATGCTTTGCCAGCAACAGTGCGCAGTGTATCTAGCATTGGACGAATGTCTGAAACTTCGATGCCTTTGCCGATATTAACTTTAACTTCAAACGGGCTTTCTTCATCTTCAACAGTAATCATTGTGTTAATGTCTTTGATGTAAAAGCGTCTAGCATTACTTGGATCTACTTCGTTGGCACCTGCTGTTGTAAACAACTGTACATTATGTCCAAAGCTCTTTGTAACTTTGAATATGTCATTTGCTAGTGCTGAAGCTGATACTGCCATTGTAGTTCCTTTTCGTTTGTTATAGTTATTTATCTATATTGTGTTATAGAAAGCCCATTGGCATTGGTGAAAAATCATCATCGTCGTCATCAAATGCATCACGTAGTTCTTCAAATGTTTGGTCATCGTACTGACTAACAATCTGTGTCATACGAACCACTAGCATAGTTGCCATTACCAAATCATCGTGTTCACCTTCTTTGGCTGCATAACTATTGCCACGAGCTACAAAGTTCTTTAGTTCACGCAACAAGTTCTTACTTGCAACAGTTAGCCTGTCTGTTTCGATCCAGTTCTTAAACTTAGTACAAGCTTCAATTTTACTTTTGTGTGTTGTTGTGAATCCACGTCTTCCTTTGGTGCCTCTTGACTTTGGCTGACTTAGGAATGTGCCGGCAATATTTTCCTCGCCCATTTCTTCAATAACTACAAGTGCCGCTTCTCCAAGTGTGTTGTTTTCAACACTCCAGTATATTTCACTGTCTGGTGCTTCTTCTTGTATGTAATTACATATTTGTCTAAGAACTTTAATTTGTCCTTGCACTGTTGTTTTATTGTGTTGCCATTCAGCTACTTGAGTCATACCTGGCAGTGCATACACTTGGATAGCTGACGCATCGCCACCTGTACCCAAACTAGGATCAAGTCCAATTATATATGTGTATCCGTTTTTAATTTGATCGAACCAACGTACCTGTCCAGTTTTTTGGAATGGCTCTACACCTTCCATATCAGTTAGTTTAACACTATTAATAAGTGTTTCGTCAAACGTAACAAACTCACAGTTGTGTTCACGTCTAAATCGTTCTTCGCCAATTTTACCTTGTTCTTCGCTTGCCCAGTCTTCATCTCTATCAGGGTGACTGCGCCAATCGCACAAGTAATGTTTGAATCCGTTTATCCCTACTGGGCGTTTGTTTCCAAACTCGTCTACTGTTTTGTTAGCTTGTTTCCAAATACTAGCAAACTGGTCATCGTCATTGTTTGGTGTACTTGTAATCAAACACTTACCACCTGTTGATAGTGTAGGTGATAGTGAAGTCCAGAACTCACTGGCAATACGTGGTTGTACAAATGCAAACTCGTCCAAGTATACTAGCGTAAGAGACATACCACGTCCGGTGTTTTCAGTTGTTGCTTGTGCTACAATACGACTACCATTATCAAACTCTATACTGCCTTTGTTGTAAGCTGTAACACCCGCTCTAACGTGGTCATCGCAACTTTCGTACATATAACGAATACGTGACATAATCTCCTGTGCGCCGCTGTATTTGTGCGCTGCAATAAGTATTGTACTGTCTGGCATAAACATAGCATACCAAAGCAAGTATGCTCCAGCACAAGTTGATTTACCCATTTGACGTGCAAGCATACTAATGCTATAACGATTTCCGTGATAAACGTCAATTAGTTCTTCTTGAAATCCAAACAGTGCAAAAGGAACACGTCCTTTTGTTGGGTGTTGAATAAAGCAAAAGTTACGAATAAAATACTTTGGATCCTGCGCACTGTGTGCCAGTTCAAGCATTTGCTTTTCTGTCAGACTGTCTTTCTGATAGGGTTTCTTTGTAAGGTCTGTATTAGCTGACATTGTGTTTGATTATTTTCTGTTAGGACGCTTGCGGATTGTAAGCGGATTTGTTGATGTTGCATCTTTGAATACGTCAGAAACTTCTTCTTCTTCTTCGGTTTCAACAGAGTTAGCATTATTAAGTGATGATAACACTTCTAATTGTGTATGCAGTATATCCAACTGTTGGTGTAGTAGATTATTTTCGTCTTTGATAACTTCTAGTTGGCGCATTAAACTTTCAACAGTATCACTGAACGCACCTTTTTGTAACCTGGTTGCTCTAAACAAGCCCATAAAGCCGGCTCCCACAATCAGGATGATTATGCCAATTGCTGGCGGAAGGTATTTGGCTAGTAAGCCTTCATCAAAGAACATTTACTTACGTTTGCCTCTCGTTGTGTCGTATACACCTGTTTGATAACCAAACAAGTAAAAAGATATTAGAGCCATTGGCAAAGCAAATGCCGCAAGTATATTCCACTGACCAAGATGAACCAAACTGCTAAATGCAATTGCTGTCCAGGCGCTGCTTGTTAGTAAGTTAAAAAGTCTACGCTGATCTAAGCCGCTGTAGTATAATTGACAAATGCCTATTACTATCAAAATGTACCCGATAAATTCTGATTCGAGTAAAAGTTTTGAATCGTCGATTAGTGTTGTTGCTACTGTTCCTGTTGCTATTGTAAGGGCAACAAGTACAAGTGCGAAGCCAGATAGTTGTTCAACATATCTTCCTGCCCAACACATTCTTAATTCTTTACGTCTTTTTGCTAGTGCGAGATCACTTGTGTCTTTTACTTTTCTTTCGATTTGTAAAGTACCCATATAAATATCACCAATGTTGTTGTGTTGAAGAAGAACCATAAAAAGTTAGCTATGTCTCTTCCCCAGTCGTTTCCAGCAAGCCAGCTTGAGAACCAACTGCTTTGCGCAACTAGGTAGAGAAATGTTGCTACAATAATAACACTGTTTTGCAACGGTGCGTGGCTGATATTTCCAGCCCCCCAAAGTATAACAAAAGTAGCCAATACAAATGGTACGATGTCAATTATGTGTACAAATAGCGTCATTTCTCTCTCCTAATTACTAAGTCAAAATATTCTAATTATTTGTCTTCGTTTTCTTCTTTGTCCTCTGCAGCGTCTTTCATTGACTCTTCTTTGTCGCCGTCGCCATCAATGTCCAAAAAGTCTGGCTTAGCCGCTTCTTCAACGTACTCTGCACAACGAGTTTCGATTTCGTATACAACTGCTTCACGCACTGCTGTATCTTCTGCTTCTTCGTGTACTTCGCCAAGTTCTTCAAGTGCGCTCATAGCCATATCAATTGCTTCTTCAACTGACATTTCGCCTGCTTTACATTTATCACAAGCTGCATCAACAATCTTTGCTACTTCTGCATCGCCTGCATCTGTGAACATTCCGTAGTCTTTAGCTTCTTCTTCGTTGATGTCGTAAGCTTCTTCTTCTAGTTCAGGAGCGCCTTCGATGTCAGCCCATGAAATCATCATAGCGCCGGTTTCTTTAGCAATCAAGTCTGTAAGGTAAGCGTCTAGCTTTTCTTCGTCACGTAGTAGTGCAGGTGGAATCATTAGTTCCAATGATTCAGGAGCAACGCCACCAGCTTCGTATTCGAGGCCAGTTACTGTCATTGGAATGCGTGTGTCTGCTTCTTCAACTGCTTCTTCTTCAACTGCTACTTCTTCAACTGCTACTTCTTCAACTGCTTCTTCTTCGTAAACACCTTCTTCAAGGTCTTTAAGTTGTTGCTGGCGTTTTGCTAGCTGACGTAGTGTACCTTCATCTGATTGACCTGAACGAACCATAAGTTCTAAGCCAG